TCATCAATTGTAATTAATGTAGCAAGTGTTGGGTTAGCATTATTGAATTTGAAATTGTTTGTGCCAGGATCAGTACCACCAAGTGTGTTATTAACAAAGTTCCATGGGAATGTTAATCCACCATATTGTCCTTGTTCACCTTGTAAGCCTTGCAACCCTTGAATACCGGTTGTTCCTTGAACACCTTGAACACCTTGTCCACCAGTACCACCTTGTACTCCTTGTAGACCCTGTAGTCCCTGAGAACCTGTTATCCCTTGTGTACCCTGAGTACCTTGAATTGATTCTCCTTGTACACCCTGTAGACCCTGAAGGCCTTGGAATCCTTGGATACCTTTTTCGCCTTGAATACCCTGAGTACCTTGGAAACCTAGTTGGCCTTGAACACCTTGAACACCCTGGATACCTTGTAAGCCACGATCGCCATTTCTTGAGAATGTGACTCTTAAATTTGTAGAATTAGAAAATGCAGTTGCACCATTTAAACGTGTAACATCACATTGCCAATAACCAGTTTTATCTGTAATAAGATCAATTCTGAAAAGTACTTGTTCAGCATAATTAGCAGAATTAACTACTCTAATATAACCTTTAGGTGAACCTGTTAGTGCATCTAATTCAGTAAGTAATCCATCCATAACATTGACAGCGTTTGCTTCTTCGTCGTCAATCCATAGTTTTAAGTTAGCAGAAGAGAAGTTTACAGAACTGAACCTTAAGTTACCGGAGCCGGGATCTGCGTCGGTAGTAGCATTTCCGTAAGTATACTCGTATGAAATACCTCCGAAGTCACCAGCTGAACCTTGTGTTCCTTGTGGTCCTTGTAAACCTTGAACTCCTTGTGGCCCGATTGAACCTTGTGTACCTTGAACTCCTTGTAGCCCTTGAACACCTTGAATACCAGTTGTTCCTTGAACACCCTGCGGACCTATAACTCCTTGAATACCTTGAATACCAGTTGTTCCTTGGGGTCCTATTGGCCCTTGAACACCTTGAATACCTCGATCACCAGAAACATCAAAAGCAACTAATAACGGGTAACTAATATAAGTACCTGGATTACCAGAATCTTCTATAACAAAATGTTCCTTAGTAGCAGAACCAGATAAGAATGTTACATCTAATTCCCAATAAGTACCACCAATATCTTCAACGATGTCTTGTACTGAGAAAATTGCGTATCGTGATGGTTCATCGCGCTTTGTTATTTTTACATAAGCTTTATTAGCAGATGATGAACTAGCAATATATTGATATAGACCATCTAAGTTATTATTAAACGAGTCATCATCATTAATCCAAATCTTAGTAACACCAGTAAATGTAGTGTTTGTTGATGGATTATTAAATGTCATGAATCCACCTGCAGGAGCAGGAGATTCAGTTATAGCGTTACCAAGAACATATTGAACTATTGTACCAGAGTCGTCACCATTAAACCCTTGTATACCTTGAATACCAGTATCACCTTGAATACCAGTTATTCCTTGAATACCTTGCGGTCCTTCACGACCTTGCAAACCTTGAATACCGGTTTCGCCTTGAACACCTTGTACACCTTGCGGTCCAATACGACCTTGCAAACCTTGAATACCTAAGTCACCTTGAACACCCTGAGTACCTTGAATACCTTTTGGACCTTGGAAACCACGATATCCTCGTTCGCCCTGGATACCTTCGTTACCAAGTGTTCCTTGAACACCTTGAGGACCATTAGATCCTTGTAAACCTTGAACACCTCTAAATGATCCAATGTTTACCCAAGTACTTCCGTCGTAAATCCAAAGTTCGTCATCAGCGTCATCAATAACACCATCACCAACTGTAGCAGATGGGAATGCAGTGTTAAGAGTTGTTTGCGGATTGCCACCAGTATCAACATCAGCGACCGCGCCGATTATTGTAAAGCCGGGACCGTAATCACCTTGGACACCTTGACCGCCTTGAATACCAGTTGTACCTTGTGTTCCCTGAGGGCCGGTTCCTAATTCCAACCAGTTTGTGCCATCGGAGTATCTTAACTCTCCGTTATCAGCATAAACCACAGAACCTTCGAACGGTACTGGATCAAGCGTAATAGGAAAGGCTTGCGGTATACCATGACCGATTAATTGATTCTTTCCTGTGAGTGTTCCAAATTTGGACATTTTACTTTAGTCTCCGTTTATCATATTATATTATTTATTGTCTTTAGACAACGTCATCTTCCTCAGATTGGCCTAATGTGAACGATAACGTAGCATGAATTGCTAAGTCAGTATTCCCTAATACTTCAAGAGTGTCTCCGCTCTTTAAGAATTGGCCGTTTAGTGGGATTGCAGTGGTTTCGTAACCTGGTACTGGCATGTTTCTAATAACATAAAACTCTTGGTTAACATCTTCACGATGAAATCTTACATCGATAGTTGCTGTATTAGCTGTTGTGTTACAGAATATTAATGGTGAAATAATTTCACCAACGCCAGGTTCGACAGTTGTACTACCACCAAATACTAATTCTGGAACCTCATATTGAGGTACAGTAACAAGTACTTGCCAGTTGGTAGATACAACCGTGTTGATCGCGACTGGTTTTGCGTCCGGCGCCTGCGATGTTGTAATTGTAGTGATTGGCATATCTTTATCCTATTTAAATTGACGCTCTACTATTAGAAGCTCTTCTTGCGAGTTTTCTAACAGAAGATGTAAATGGTCTACCTTCAATTCTTCCGGTTCGACCGTTAATTTTTAATCCTCTTGCGAAGTACTGGTTATTCAATTCATCAGCACCTGACCATCGGATTCTACCACCATCTTCATTAAGTACCGAAGCGATTGCTGATATAGCAGCACCGAGGTTTCTGAAGTTAAGTGGCAGCGCGTTTCTATTAACACCAGCCGATGCACCGTTGAACTGGTGAGCAATGGATTCAACCAACGAACCAAATACTAATGTTGTAGGACGCAAGACGTTATCTTTCAGACAATCATTAAATAATCCTTCGACCATTAATGAATGTTGTGAGTCAGGTGAATAGTTAGTAACAATGTTTGTTCTCATTCTATCCCAAGCACCAGTAAACGCGTCTAGAAGATCAGTATTATTAACACCATCTAATACCCAAGTTGTACCATTCCAATAATATATATTACCAGCGTAATAGTTGGTAGCGTAATCAGTAGCAACAATATATGAATGATTAAGTTTCATTCCAGTTTTTGCTGCTAGATCTGATAGAAGCGAAACTGAACCTTGATACTTCAAGTCTTGTTTTGTTGGATTAAACACTGGGAATACATGTCTGCCTTGGAAGTCAAAGAATGCAGCAGTATATGTCATTGTTGCATTTGAACTACCAGCGTCTGTGTATGTTGGTGTTGCAATAGTAGAGTCGTACTTCTGATATTTAAAGTCATTACTAACCGCAGTTAATAAGTTCTTAGCATCACGTCTCGTTAAGTTAAGATCAATAAACTTGTATGTTTTTCCAACATAACCAACTGTCTGATATTGTAAAGCTTGTCTTTGCTGTGCAAGGATGTTTTGAGCATCTGCAAATACAGGATTCAGATAAGTAGGTTCTTCAAGCAATGGTAAGTACTTAGTGTCATTATACAATTGAGTAGAGTAGAAGATATTTGCTAATACTTCAACCTTAGTACTTTCAACTGTTGTTGCAACTTCACCGTTCTGAACTTGACCAGCGTATTCACCAATTACTATATCTTTACAGATTTTTCCAAGATGTCTGTAAGACTTAGCAGTCGGTATTCTTTGATCTTCAGGTAATCTATATACTTGGTTCCAGAAGTAGAAATCTGCATTCCATCTTGAAGCAGCGTTTCCGCCGAAGTTTAAGTCATAACTGAATGCATCTAGTAAGTATCCTGTGTCTCTCTTACACTTAGCTTTATTATAATCAAGTACATTAAAGTTACTATTTATGAAGGTTGTAACATCACTTGCAAGCTCTTCAGTACCATCGTCGAGTGTTGTTGCAGCTGTTGTTAATTCAGAGTCAACCCATGCAGTATTACCAGATTCGATTGCAGGTAATTCATCAGTATCATCAGCTCTTATAACACCTTCGATATAAGCAACTAAATCATGAACTCTCGTACCTTCTGTTGATGTTGCAGCAGTACCCAAAGTATTTTGAGGTGTGATTGTGTATAGTGTATTTGAAACATCAGTTTCTTGTACTACTCCATCAACAAGCGTACCAAGAATATTCAATATATCTGAATATTGGTTTCTTGTGTCGCTCGGTAATACTGAAACACCATTTTCGAAGTAGATACCAGCGGCTTGTCTTGTTGCAAAGTTTCCGCCATACTGAACATCGTGTGATATAGCATCTACAATATATCCAATATCTCTTCTACATTTTGCTGCAGGGAAACTTAGTGCATCATGTGTACCACTTAGATATGTGATTACTGATTCACTTATTGTTTCTCTTTGATTATCAACCAAGTCTTTAGCTACTTTATAGTTATCTGCTACCCATGTTTCTAATGGGAATATCATCTCTGGTATTGTTGTTGAAACTTCAATATTATCATCAACAGCGTTAGCAACTATTTTAACAAGATCGCTTGCAGCTATACATGTTTTTGGATTAGCTCCAACTACTTTCTTATCTTGTTTCTCTGTTGTTTGATAAGATTCAGTACCATGCCAGTAGTCATATTGAGTTAAAATATCGCCTGTGTAGAATACTGCTTCTTTAGGGAATGCAGTTGTTGTAATATCTACTGCACCAGCAACATGCTCTATAACTTTGGCCATGTGTAAGAATGCATCTTTTGTGCCTAGTCTTTGTTCAATTTTCAATCCAGTATTTACAGCATTCTCAAAATACATTCCTGCAGTTTGGACTGACGCACTGTTTCCGCCGTATTGGATATCGTGAGATACAGCATCTACAATAAACCCAATATCTCTACTACACTTAGTTTCACTAAATGGTAAGATATCGTAGAATGTAGATACGTACTCTATTAAGCCTTCAGCAACTGTTGTCTTAATATTATCTATTGCATTAAAGGCAGCAATTTGAGCAACACTATATGGTGCAGCAGCATCAGGCAAGTCGTATGCCGGAGCCATTAACATGGTATTATCTTCAAGTATTTGAGCACATGTATCAAATAATTTTTCACCGTCGGCAGCTAGTAAAACTCCACCAGATGCACCAGCCATATCTTGAGTTGCACTGTTGCCAGCAGACTTAAGTCCGCCTATATCAGTATCTTGTATAATTAATTCTGCACAATCACCAAGATGTCTGAATGCAGCATATGAAGGTTCACGCTGATTTATAGGTAATCCAACATTTACACCATTCTCAAAGTATAGTCTAGTAAAGTTGAGAGTACCGAAGTTACCACCGTGTTGTAGATCAAATGATATAGCATCTATTAAGTAACCTGTATCTCTTTGGCACTTAGCAGTATCATAAGTATGTGAAGGTCTGTTAGCAGTAAGCCAAGCTATTATTTCAGCCTGTAAGAATGCTTTGTTATTTTGTAATTGAGATCTACCATTAATTTTATTAACATTAAGTGCATTTGAAGAAAAATCAATTGCGTCAGCAGCAGTTCGACCCTTAGTCATAATATCTATGATCTCGTCAAATGCTTCTTCAGTCTTAGTTTGAAGTGCTTGATCAGCTACAGCAGCAACTGCTTTAGCTTTAGCGTATTCAATGCCTTTAACTGTTTCTGTTAATTGTTCATTAATTACTTTATTAGTTCCAGCTGTTTCAATTCTATATGCAAGTCCGTTGTGAATTGCGTTATAGTTTGAACCAGTTAGCACGTCAACTTTAACTCCGTCAAGAAGTAAAGAAACATCACGCTTACACTTATCGCCATCGAATGTGTAGTAACGATCTTTAATATATCCTCGAACTTCTTTAATGATAAAGTCTCTGTTTCTTTGTAATTGCTTTCTTGCTAATGTTCTGTTAGGATCAAACGAAGCTTGGACGAGTGTTGGTAATTCGTCATCTTCAATATTTGTATAATCCATGAATTTAGCAACTGTTTCAATTAAGTCATGAACTGCAGTACCTGTAGCGGTATTAACAGCTGTGCCATCAGTATTTTGATAAGGCCCTGTTGACATTGAGTCAGTAAGAGCAGAAACAAATGAGTGTGCTTGTTGACCGGAGCCACCAGTACCTACATTCATTGTAATTGTGTTTGCACCTATTGCTGTAATAGTAACTGGTTCACTGTAATATGGGTGATGTTTCTGTGGTGAAGAATGACTCTGTACACCACTGCCTTGGCCTAAGTCACAGCTGAACGTAATTCCATTTGGCTTCAAGTATATCTTGCTACCAACATCAAGTGTATGAGATCCGATTGTTGCAGTCATTACTCCAGTCGCTGGATTATATACCGCGTTGGTTGGAGTAAATGTAGTATAACTTGTTGTATGTGCAACTTCTTTAACTACAGTTTCAGCAACGTCTGCAAGTCGTTTAAATGCAGCTTGTATTGGTTCGCGCTGTTCACGAGGAAGAACATTAATCTTTTCTCTTAAACCAGATACGTTAGCAGTATCTTCGTAATCGGATAGTGTTTTAAACTGTCCTAATACTTTAATTGGCAATACGTTAGTTGATCGCTGTTGCTCATAATCAGCACTTTCAGAATTAAATCTCTTAAAGTAATAATCGATAGCTTCTAATGTATTTTCGTTTCCGCCGTATTCAATATCACGAGATACAGCGTCAAGAATAATACCAACATCACGAGTACATTTTTCTCTAGCAATCGGTAAACCGTTGTAAGTATCTACAAGATATTCAATAACAGACTCTTTTAGATTTTCTGTTATACCGTCGATTGCATTAACTGCTGTTAGCATGGCAGGTTCAACTGCAGGCTCGATATAGTCAGGAAGGTAATCAAGTGAATCATCAGAGATTGCTTGGGTTACAATATTAACTCTATCTCTTGCTAAGTTAGCAACTTCAATACCGTAGTCTGTTCCTGATACATCTTGAACAACAGCATTACCAGTACTTACAGTAATTGTTATGTCTCTAACAATATCCGAAGCAACCTTGGCAATATGTTCCCATGTCTTGTATGTAGGTTCTTTTTGATCTGCAGCTAATACTGAGTTTGCGTTTTCAAAATATAGTCTTGCGAAGTTAACAGAACATGTATTTCCACCAAACCTAACATCTTGTGCTAACGAATCAATCAAGTAACCTGTATCTCTTTCACAATCAGCAACAGTGTATGTTAATGAAGGATAATTAACCGCTATGTAAGCAGTAACTTCAGCAATCATAAATGCTCTATTAGCAATTAATTGATTAGAAGCTTCAAGATGGTTAGTACTTAATGCAGCAGTTGTACCGTATGATTTAGTACCAGTATTTGCTGCACCATTAGTTAGAATATCAACGATCTTATCAAAGTGTTGATTTGATCTTGTAAGTGCAGTTCCTGTTACATTAGGATCAGCAGCAACCTTAGCTTTAAGATAATTAATAGCAGCAGTAGTTTGAACTAACTGATCGTTAATAACTCTGTTAGCACCTACTGAACCTGTTCTATAACCTAGTCCCATGAATTGAGAGTTCCAAGTAGAACCTGTAGCAATATCTCTTCTTACTGAGTCAAGAATAAATCCTGAATCTCTTGAACACTTATCGCCATTAAATACGAAGTATTGTGTATCTAGATATTCTTGAACATCAGACGCAAGGAATGCTTTGTTATTCTGTAGTTGTTCTCTTGCATATTGACCTTGGCCGTTAGTAGATACATGAGTTACAGCATGCTTTTCACAAGATACAAATGTGTGAGTACCACCTGAAGTAGCACCTAAATTAACAGTAAATGTGTCTGTTGTAACTGCAGTAATCTGCATTGGTTTTCTATAGTTAACATCACCTTTTCTTGGGTATGAATGCTCTGTTGCATCACCGTCAAGTGAACAAGTGAATGTGAAACTATATGGTGCAAACTCTACCCAATCGTCAGTTGTTAAACCGTGATTTGCACTAGTTACTACACTGATACCAGATGCAGGAATAAATGTTGCAGTTGTAGGTGTGTAGTGTTTGATTTGTGCAGCAGGGTCAGTAAATACTATAGCGTCTGAATCGATTGCTCCAACTTCTGCTCTAACAAATGTATGAGCTCCACCAACAGCAGGTCCTACATTCATCGATATTGAGTCAGAAGTTACTGAGTCAATTTGAATTGGAGTCATATAAGTTGCAGAGTGATGAGCTTCAGGAATTGCATGTTCAGTAGCGTTTCCGTCAAGAGCACATGTAAATACAATAGAGCCAGTTTTAACTTGTACGTAATCACCAGCTTCTAAATTATGTCTGCCGATTGTTGCAACAAATACACCAGTAGTACCATCGTATGTAGCGTTTGTTGGTGTGTATGTTGAAACGTATTTAGCAGTCTTGATATTATTTGCAGTCGCTGATATAAATGTGTGTGGTGATAGATCAGAAGACGTACCAACATTAACAGTAATAGATGTTGCAGTTGTTGAAGCAATTACTACAGGTTTCTTATATGCAGGATGCTGTCTTTCGCCTTGTATTGCATTTGGAAGAGCAGATACAAAGGTATGTGCTCCACCGCCATTTGCACTAACACCAACATTAGCTGTAATGGTTGTAGAATCAACTGCAGTCAATGTAATCTTTTTCTTCCAGAAAGTATGGTGTGCTTCAGGTACAGGATGATTTGTTGCATTACCGTCTATAGCACAACTAAATGTAATACTCTCTGGTGCAACTTCAATCTGATCGCCAGCTTTCAGTTTATGAGAGCCGATAGTTGCTGTGAACACACCTGTTGCTGGATCGTAAGTAGCATTAGTAGGTGTGAAATTAGTAATTGTTGTTGTTGGATATGTATAATTAGTTACGTTGCCATCAGTATCACAAGTAAATGTCATGCTGTTAGCAGCAATATTAATTTCATCGCCAGCCTGTAAATCATGAGCACCAATTGTTATAACTGTTAAACCGGAGCTTGGGCTGTAAGTAGCGTTAGTTGTTGTGTATGTTTTACCACTACTCTGTAGAATACTTGTAATCTTATCAATAGCTTCATTACTTCTAAATCCTGAAGCATTATCGTCTATACTTACCATGTGAGTAATTGCGTTTGGAAGAGCAGATACAAAAGTATGAGGATAAGCAGCACTGTAACCAACAAACATTGTAATAGTATTTGGCGTTACAGACTCAATAGGACATGGGTGATTATAATATGCGTGATGAGCTTCAGGTATTGAATCATTCTGTACGCCACTTCCCGCGTCACAACTAAATGTAACACCGTTAGCTAAGAACTTAACATAGTTGCCAGGTTGTAAACCGTGTCTACCGATGGTTGCTGTAAACATTCCACTTTCAGGATCGTAAGTAGCGTCCGTTGGAGTAAAGCTTAAACCAATTCCTTTTTCAGGAGTAATTGCGTTAGCTACAGCTGATACAAATGTATGAGCTTGTTGTCCAGTTCCGCCGTTTCCAACATTCAATGTAATAGTTGTTTTGTCTACACCAATAACTGGGCAAGGAGTTCTATAATAAGGGTGGTGAGATTCAGGTACAGCGTGGTTAGTAACGCCCGAACCTGTATCACAACTAAATGTAATACCAGCATCTGCAAACTTAACGTAATCATCAACTGCTAATCCGTGACCTGTTCCAACAGTTGCTACCATAATACCAGTAGCTGGGTCATAAGTAGCATTCGTTACAGTAAATCCAGATTCAACATTATTTAAATTAATTCTTGTTTTAATTTCATTCATCGCACCAACAGTTTGAACTAACTGTTCGTTAATAACATTATCTGCAAGTGTAGTACCTGCACGATATGCAATACCAGTTTGGATTGCATTATAGTTAGAACCAGTTAAGATATCTCTTTCAACAGCTGGTAATATGTATTGTTTTGTGTCTCTACGACATTTCTTAGAGTCATATATGAAATATGTTTCATCAATATAACCTTCAACATAATCTGCTAAGAATGTTTTATTAGCTTGTAGTTGTTTACGCGCGTTTGTGCTATTAGCAGCAATACCAGTATTGTCGCTCCATCTAATATCATTTCCTAATATTGAAACAGCTTTAGATTTAGCTTCAACAAACCTATGTTCGTCAACTATTGCCGATGCGCCAACATTAATTGTAATTGTTGTTGCATTAGCACCCAATACTTCAAGCGGTGCTCTTGCGGCAGGGTCAGTCGCTCTTGGATATGCATGTCTTGTTAAGTAATTATCTCTTGAACAAGTAAATACAAAACTGTTATTTTTCAGTAGTACCTTTCTGCCAGTACTTAAACCGTGACTTGAGCTAATCGCTTGCGGAGCAGCTGAAACGAATGTGTGAACTTGTTGACCAGTAGCCCCACCGTAACCAACATTCATTGTTATAACATTACCAGACACGTTAGTAATTTTAACTGGCTTGTCATAATATGGGTGATGAGCTTCAGGAACTGCGTGGTTTTGTACACCTGAACCAGCATTACAACTAAATGTAATTGACGCAGGTTTAAATCTGATATAATCACCAACTACTAGTTCGTGAGTACCAATCGTTGCAGTCATTACGCCGGATGCAGGATCGTAAGTTGCATTAGAAACATTAAACTTCGTGCTTGTATCTAATGTTATAACCATCTTACCAGTAGCAGCATCGTAAGTTGCGTTAGTTGGTGTATATGCTGTGTTATCGTTTTCAAGTATTTCTAATATTTCATCAAACGCAGCGTCTGTTCTTGAAGTAGCTTCATAAGAATCACCGTCAAGTAACTTATTGGTTTGATCTTTAAGACGCTTATATGCAGCAACCGTTTCATTATTTTGATTTTCAATAACAGTCTTTGCAGCTGCCATATAGTATGCTTCACCGGCAGTAACCGAGTTGAAGTTTGTATCAAATACCATGTCGTTTTTAACAGCAGGTAAGATATAATCAGATACATCACGTCTACACGCTTTACTATCGTATGCGTAAAACTCTTCGTTATTTTCAATCCAATCAATAAGAGTATCTGTGATAAACTGTCTGTTGTCTTGTATTAATTCTCTAGCAGCAACCTGTGGCTTGGTTGTATCTTGCCAGATAATTGGATTCATGTTTTCTTCGCCGTACTTAACAACGTTGTACATCTCTTGGAAACTTGTGTTTGCTCTTGGAATAATTTCGTTATTAGCAGTAGCAAATATATCTTCAATGCGGCTCTGTAGGAATACATTAGCACCTAACGTTGCTTCTAGCTGATCGCCTACAACTTTAGATGATATTGGAGATCTATAAGTAATACCTGCTAATCTACTCCAGTAATTAGAATCAACTGCAATATCGTAACCAACACCGTCTATTATAATACCAGTATCGCGTTCGCATTTAACTGAGTCGTAACCAGTATAACCTAAACCGCCTGAAGCGACTGAGTCTGTAAGGTAGTCAGTCATATCTGTAATAATATCATCAGAATTATCCATTAAGGAAGTTCCGAATACAGTATTACCTACGATTGTTGCTGTAGTATTTTTAGGTTGGAAGAACTGTGATGTTCCCTTTGCTCGCATTGAGATATCACCGAACTGAGTACCACTGTTGTTCAGCGTCATCTGTCCGCCGTTTAGGGCGTAGAATGCGCATCGTACAAAGATTGATAGAGAACCGATACCGTTAATACCAGCACCGTCTCTTGCGACATAACCTAAACCGTTTTGAGTACGTGGTGTGAAACCAAAACATAATACGTAAGTATATAGTGAGTCTGGATCAAGTACTCTTCTGTCTGCAAGTACACAACCACCGCCTCGACCAACCTCTCTGTTAGGGAAGTCATCAATACCGATAGATTCAATTACACCAACACCACCAGATTCAGATGTTATTGAATCACCAATTTTGAAACCGACGCCATTTTTTAGATTACGAACTCTAATTGTGCGATTAACTGCGATATCAGCAGTGTATCCTTTTGCTGTATCTAATGTGTCGTCCCAAGTTAGGAAACCGATTGCACCAGATGAGAATTTAATTTCATCATCTACTGACCATGTGCCAGTTAAACCGGTCGCTAATACAAACGTTTGACCAAGGTCAGCAAGTGTACCTTTAGTATTATAAGGATTAAGAGGTGGCTCAACATCTTGACGTAAGAAGTTAGATAACTGAGTACTATCTCTTAAGTAAGGTGAACGTAATAGTTTAGCACCAGGTCGATAAGCAATTGCGAATCCGCCTTCTGGGAAGTCAAAGTTATCAACTTTCCAGTTCTGATAACCAAAACCCTGAACATAACAACCAGAACCAACTAAGATTCCGTTATTGTTTTCGTATCCAGGCAGCGCCTCGATAACAGTTGCGTACTGACCAGCAGTTGAGGTACAAGAACAATCATCAGGTAACATCAAGTTACCTTTTGTATAATATGTTCCAGGACCAACAGAAATATGAACCGCGTTATTAATTGCGTTACGATTTAATTCACCACCTGCTTTTTCTAAACAAAGTTCAAATGCTCTTTCCAGTGTTCTTACTGGTTGCATCATCGTACCTGGGTTTTTATCATCACCAGAACCAGCGTCTACATTAACTTTAAGTGCTTGTGCTGTTTTCTTAGAAACTTCTTCAAAGAGTTGGTTGAAATTAATCTGTTCAGTATCACCAGTTCTTTCGTTACGAATAGCAAAGTATGACTCGTCGTCCATCGGCGCGTCGAACTCTTGCGTCAAATTCATGTCGAAGTCTACAAGATTCGTATTTGTTATCGTTCCGCCGTCAAAGGTTGAACCAGATACTGCACCATTTTCAAAGGTTGAATTGTTAGAAGATAAACCATCTGCAGCGGAGCTTCTGATTGTCATATCAGTTGCTACAACATTCTGCATTGTACCTTGGAATTCAGTATTAGATATTGTACCATCAGTGAAAGTAGAATCATCAATGGTTGAATTTGTTAACGTTACGTTATTACCAGTACCATCGTTAAATTCAGAACTTGTAATAATTGTGTTATTAACAGTACTGTCATTAAGCTGTGATGAAGTAATTACGAAGTTATTTGCAGTACCATTTAATAGAGCAGTATCTGTAAATATGTTATTTGCGCCAGTACCATCTGAAAAATCTGAACCGGTTAAATCTACATTAACACCAGTTGAGTCTAGCAATGTACCAGAAGTAAATGACGAACTTGTTATTGTTACATTGTTTGCAGTACTATCAGCAACTGCACCAGATGTAAACGTAGATGAAGTCATTGTTACATTGTTTGCAGTACTATCAGTGATTGATGATTCATCAATAATAGAATTTGTTAATGTAACATTATTACCAGTGCCGTCATTAAATTGAGAATTTGTTATTACAACATTATTTGCAGTGCTATCAAATATAGCACCGTCAGTAAAGTTAGTGTTAGAAATATCGCTGTTTGTAATTGTACCATCGTCGAACGATGAATTAGCAATAGTTAGATTCTGACCAGTAGAATCTACTAGCGAGCCGTCAGTAAACGAAGATGAAGTAATAACCAGGTTATTAGCATCTGAATTGGTAATAGTAGTAGCATCAATCGAACCACGAATAAAGACTGTATCTTCAATATTTGAGTTATCAATTGTAACATTATCAAGAGTACTGTCTGACATCGCAACGCCAGAGATTGTTCCACCTGTAATAGTGATGCGATCAAATATCTCGTACTGAATAGCTTGTACAAGTTCTTTTCTCGTAATATTCTTGGTACCGTCATCACCTTGAACAAGGTTAACAATGACAAGCAGGTCTTCTGACCTGGTATTTGCACCGGTAATGGAACCTAGTTCTGAAATCTTTGACATTTAATCTTATTCCCTTTTATCTATTATTTATTAGGTCAGTACCCAAGTACTCAAGAATATAACTGATCTTCTAAATTATTAACTTTCTCTTTCAATTCTTTGATGCCTTCAATCAGTAAGGGAATCAATTTGTCATAGCGAACTGCTTTGTATGTATCACCGTCTCTATCATGGTCATATACAAGACCGGGGAGAATTTCTTCAACTTCCTGAGCAACTACACCAGGAATTCTTTCTTCCTTATTATCTTTGTAGTTAAATGTATATCCACTTATTTGAGATATTTTCTCTAGAGGTTGTTCTATTTTTTCTAAATTTTCTTTAAGCGCTATATCTGAAGCACTGTATTTGGTTGTAACATCTCCAGTTGCATATATTGAACCAGTAACAGTCAGTGTACCAGTCTGATTAATAGAACCAGCAACAGTCAGTGTGCCTGTATAAGTATCGTTAGCGTTACTTCTTAAAAAGGCAGTACTATCTAAATTATCGAGTGTTTGCGCGTTTACATTACTGCCACCGTCAAAATCTGTATCGTTAACCCAAGCAGACCCATTATATTTTAATACTTGGCCAGATGTAGCATTTGTAATTGTAACATCTGTAAGTTCATTAACAGCAACTGATGATACAACACCTGTTAAATTTGAACCATCACCATAATAGCTTCTAGCAGTAACATCTTCAGTAACTGTAATATTAGGTACAGTAAGCATACCATTAGTTGCTAGACTAAATTTATCAGCTCCAGCACCTGTGTCAATAATAAAGTTTCCACCACTATCTTTAAGACCAGCATTCCAAGTAATACTACCGTTTGTAAATTGTGCTTGTCCACCAGTACCATGAGAAACTATTAAAGCGTTTTGAGATGTACCGTTAATTTTAGTTTGGCCATTTACTTGAATAGTAGCAGCACCAGTATTCGGCGCTATAGCATCTGCTAGCAATGATGTTGTTGCAGTTAAATTAGTTGCTGTAAAATTACCAGCCAAAATAGCATTACCAGTAGTCGTATCTCCGCCTGCTGTAAGAGTATCAGTCTTAATAATATTTACAATCTCATTGGTTTTATCAAACCAGTTCTGGAATGTACCAGAGGTTGCAATATTCTGTAAATTAGCCTTTGCCATTACTTGTTTTCCAGTTTTTCAATTCGTTCGTATATAGATATAATACTGCGTTTGATTTCTAATATATCGTCTTGTAGTTTGTCTACTTTACGATAATAATTCCGCTCTACTTTATATTTATTCAGCGCGGACACATCTGTGTTTACTATTGCTCCAGATGTTGAATCTCTTTTTACGTTGCTCATTTTAATGCGTCCTATGTGAGAGCTATAGCTCTATAATCTCTCAATGTAGGAGCATTGTGAATATTAGATGAGGTTAAAGCAATTTTAATCTTAAACCTTCTAAATTCATTAAATGTACCATTACTTGAGGTGTATGTATGAGCTCCACTCAGTACACTTCCTACTTTAGCAGTAGCCGGTATTCTGTATTGGAACTCCCTATAATCTCTAATATTTGAATTAGATGAGAATGTACCTACTCCTTCAAACATCTCTAATTCAGTCCAGCCGATAGAATCAAGGTCTGATGTATCAAAAGCATTTTGAGCTTTAATATAGACTTTAATATCTGAATTAACCGGTCTATAACCAGTTACAAACACATTTATATCTTCAGCATCTAAATCAGTAGCAAGTTCAACAAGTTTAGAGATATAATTACTAGACTCTGCTTGATCTGTGTTAAGTGTGTATTGATAAGCGATCAACTTAGATGCTTCAATATCAATAAATGGTGTTGAGGTTACATTACTTCCATTTGCCATGTTAATAATAAAGTCGAACGATTTAGAACGAGTTGGATCGTTCGATTTACTATAAACTATTGCACCATTTTGACTAAAGTGATTATTATCATTAAATGCTAGTGTAGATGTGTATGTAGTATTTATAGCACTTGGTGGCACGAGTGTACCGTCTAGTGTTGTAGTAGATACTGAATCATTTGCTTTCATAATCATTGGCTGCACATAACTTAAATTGATATTATCAACCGATGTAATGATTGCAGATACTTTACTATCAGCACCTGTAATAGTTTCTGTTGAAACAAAGTTTTTAGTTGCTGTAGCAGAACTTGCTTCGAGTTGTAGTATGGCAGGTGTTCTTGTATTATAATTTGAAATATTACCTTTTACAACTGGATTAATAGGAATACCTGTTGCAGTGTTGTACGGCCATGGCGATTTAATTACAAAAGTGTTTGAAGTTGGTATATTAACAATCTCAGCTATTTGAGTATTAGCTCCATTTACAATTTTAACAAAGTCACCGATAACATATGTTTGATCACAGTCGTTCTGTGAAACTGTAGTAGAGTTTAAAGTAACTCCACCAGTATTTGCTGTTGCGGAAGTAGTTTCTTTAACAGAATAAACAACTTCACCAGGAATAAAGTAATTAGATGAAGTAGATGGCGTAATATTGTTTAAGGTTAAAAACTCATTATCGTTATTTGTTAATGTAACAGAACCAGTAGAAGCACTGAAGTTATGTCTACGTAGAGTAAACTTCATATCTTCGTCTTGGTAAGATTGCCATGCGCTGTTGTTTGTTGAACTGAATAATACACCGTCACCCCAATCCTGCACGATCGCAGTTCCTTGAGATGAACCAGGCGTTAAGTCAATCCCACCAACTTTAGATATGAATACTAAATAATTAGGATCTGAAGCATCAGGCTGTAATACTAAACAATATTCTTTTTCAACATCAAGTCTAACTGGTGCTTCGAAAGTAAATGTGGTTGCTACTGAAGCGTCATCACTAACAGCTGAAGTAAGATTTGCTGGTAATTTATGTACTTTTGAGAATGGAATAATTTGGTTTGTTGGGAAACCATTAATAACTTCACGTATTTGTAAAGTAATACCATTATCTGCACTAACACGTTTAAAGTATACGTCGACTTCAGATAAGAAGATTGAATTTGAGCCTGAACCCATACCTTTCTTTATAAAGAAGGTTTGAGCAATTGGATCACGACCACGTATTCTTCGAGTTACATTTCTAAAGGTTGTAGTACTATTAATATCAAATGTTGGTGCACGAGTTGAAGTAGTAAGTGATGATTTTTCAATAGAGAAGTTATAGGCACGGTATGTTACGAAACCTTTAGAAGTAGCACCACTATCAATGCTTGAATACTGGTTGACATCAACAATCTCTAATACTCGATCTCCAACATAGAATGTTCCAGCTGGTATATGGAATACTGCTCTTAATACACCAGTTGAGTCAGTTGCAATTGAAGTGATACCTTTGTCACCAAACCTTTCAATATCTTCAACATTATTTGCAGTTGGAGTACCTTTAGCAACATGTGCATTAACATCAACTCCATCAAAGAAGAAGTAATGATCAGTGTCTGGTCTCAATCCTGACATATAAATCTTAATATCACGAGAGGCCATGAACGGCTCGAACGAGAAGTTAGATACAAAGTCACCAACAGGTGCGCTTATAATTTGTTCTCCAACCTCTATTTCTCTTGTAGTTGTTGCAATTTGCTCCTGTAGCCATCCCATGCCACGGCGTCGAGCTCCTAAGAATAGAAAGTTGTCACCGCCCGTGAGCTCAATGAGGCGTTCGCGAGAAATTGTAGTATCAGTCATTGGAATGAACTGTTGAATATTATCAACAAATTCTTCAAAGTGACTTGTAAGATCTATATCTAAAGTAACAGGGTTTGTTGTTGTATCGTAAGCAGCGTCGTATGGGGGTGAGATAACACCTTCACCTGCATATTTGTAGAAGTTAGATACACAATTTCTGAAATTAGTAGCGTATGGTTGTTCTATAATGTTAACATTTGAATCTCTTGTTAAAGTAGAAACCTTCGGCTTTGATACACTAGGGAATATAGTAGAAGATGTGCTTGACTTATATTTAAGATCCAATGGGAATGTGTTTAGAGCTGGAGTTAAAATCTTTTGGCTAAATGGAACAGCTGCTCTAAACTCCGGATTACCAATATCTGCTAGAGATAAGTTATTAAACGGATCTACAATAAAACCATTTTTAAATCTTGATAGTCCATTTTCATCAAGCACTGTTAGATTCTGTGTGTCAGATTCTAACTGATTTAATGAGATATAGTATGCCATGTTATCGATCTTTTTCTCTAATGAGTGTAGATCTTTCATGGTGTAGTTTTTAATTCCCGTTGGCTTCATCGTGATAGCGTATGCACGTTTTGCTTGTTTATCAGCATCTTGTGATGATAACGCAGGGTAACCAGGAACATTAACTTGGGCGATCGCTAGTTTATCAGTTTCAAGTTGAGGTGGAACTGCAAATCGTGCTTCCTTACCTTTAATTAAACTTATATCGCCGTAAGAGTTAACTGTAATAGTATCAACACGAGTTAAGTAATGCTCGATATCTGTTGTAACACCATCAGTAAACGTTGGTATTAGCGGAGCGCCTTTATCTGCAAATGTTGGTATTGTTGAACCCACAGCAGCTGTAATACTTGGTGCTGCACCAGTAGTTGTTATACCATAGTTAGCGTTTGTGTCTTTGTCACAGTGAGGCCTGAAGTCTAAGCTGTCTCTAAGGTTGTATTGTCCACCAGAGTCACCCAGATGAACCGGTATGTCATTTCGATCAAGGGTATTCGGATAACTATTAATATTAAAGAAGTAGCTACCAGTGGACTCGTCGCACTCAAATACTTTCATTTTAATGTAAAGATTTCCAGTTCCATCTAGAGGTTTTGGTCGACCGTTTATATACTCAATATAAGATAAGTCATAGAACTGATCTTTTTGATTTCGTTTTAATCTGAAACTTCCTGTAAAGTCTTCGTCAATATTCAGCCCTGTGGTTGGGTCGACAGGGCCTGTGCCCAAAGTTTTAATTTCTGTTATTTCAAATACGTCTGGGAAACCTAAACTATATTTTGTATTAGCAGGAGTAGCATTACCTGAGTAATTTACTTTAACGTAAGGCTCTCTTACAATTTTATTATAGGAATCAACGCCGTTAGCAGAACCAACTAATCTCTTATTATAGTAAACATATACTGGGCTTGCTGCGGCTGCGTCAATAGTAATATTTAATTCTGAATTGTTATTAGTAACTGTTACTGCTGAAACAATCCTACTTAAGTTAGTTGTTTTTTCTACAACACAAATATCTTCTTTGCTATTTGAGCAAATAAAGTCTTCACCAGAGTTTGCAGTAATTGTAATTGCACCACCAGTGTGCGTAACTTCTGCTTTAGTACGAACAGGTATTAAAGTATCTGTCATATCGAAAGTACTAATTAAGCCAGAAGGGAATATTAGTGCTTTATTTGAGGCTGCTTGTAAAACATTACCAACTGAAATAACACCGTTACCATCTGTTACTCTGGCTAAGTCTGCAATACTTCCAGACATTGAAATATTTGCGAGGTATAATCTTGTCGGTGTCATGTTAATAGCAACTGCTTCACCAATTTTTGATCCACTTGAATTTTGTAAATCAATTGGTGTCCAGTCAATATCAACATGGCCGAGATATGAAGTAACTTTAACATAGTGACCATATTCAGTAGCAATAGATTGATTGTTAAGTACATCTGTATTTGTTATTTGGTCAATTTCAAATGATTGTTCACCACTATTTTCTACACGGAAACCTTTAACATAAGCAACTCCTTGACCTACTAGTGCATGTACTTTACTAGTAGCTTCACCTTGAGGTATTCTGTCATCACTTCGTACTGGGAATTGTTCTAATACGTAGTTACCTGACTCTTCGTATGTTCTTCTTGCTAATTCTTCACCTAGAACATTAAACTGAGATACATCTCTTAGCGTAACTGCGTTTCCGTTTTGATAACGAATCAATGAGAAAAAGTCTGGATCTTCTTTAGCTTCAGCAGCTGTTTTAACTACTAACTTAGGAACTAATTGTAATCTGTCTGCACCAGGCGCGTTTTGATTTTTAGATCCAAAAGCATTATCATATAATGAACTATCAACAAGAGCATTAATTGTATTTTCTACAACACGGAAACCAATAGATTTATTAGAAGGAATATTACTATAGTTTTCTATAATTAATATTTGTTCTTCGGCGTAAATGAAGTGGCCTTTTTGGAATAGTACACCTGGAGATGACTCAATACCGAATGAGTTACCAACTGCGTCACTGTCATTCCAAATGGTTACAGTGTCTGTACCACTTGTTGGAAGAGTAATAGATTGAGACGCGTTCACTGGAACACCAGTACCACGCTTATATTTTGTTAACGAAATATCAAACTTTTCGCCTTGACTGAACTGTGAATAACTTGTAGTAGTATTTAAGTATTTAATAAAGAAGGTGTTATTTGGCGCGCCAGCAGATGAAGTACCTTGAGAACCTCTTACTGCAGCAATAATTTGTGCTTCAAGCTGAGATGTTTGACCAGTAATTTTATATACGTAATCAACCTCTTGTATTGCGCCGCCAACAACCGCTTCCGATACAACTTTACTGACATAAAGGGTTGGATCAAAAGTGGTAACAGTACCTTCTCTGATTTTAACATATTGCAAACCGTCGATATCAGTAAAGGTACATCCTTTAACAATGCTTCCTTCTTTAAATACATTATCACCAAATTGCTGAACTTGGTTCTGAAGTATAGACTGAAGCTGCGTTAGCTCACGAGCCTGAACCGCAAAGCCTGGCTTGAACAAAATGCGATTAAACTGCTTATCTTGATCATAATCGTCAAAATAAGGCGATTGGTTGAGATTTGTGTTAATAGGCATTTATATTATTTCCTTAAAATTCCAGTACAAACTTAAATTCCTCACGAGATAGATCGGTTCGGGCTAGTGGGAAGAAGTTTTCCATAAAGTAAACTTCACCAGTTCTTTGTGTGTATTTGGATAGAGTTACGTTGCTTCCTACAGGTGTATTTATATTTATTGTCTGGCCGGTATCGTTTCTAAATGGTAAAGTTAAATCTAATGGCACATCGTTTTGGTTATTTGTGTGTAAAGCTATTCCAGTAGCTGAGTTATTAGTATAAGGTCCTAAGTATTCAGCAATATAAACTGTATTTGCTGTTGTATCAACCTCATGTACTCTTCCACTGAAAACTGTTTCGTTGGTGCTATCGACTTGAATAATAGAACCGTTAGCTGTTACTTTACTAAAATCATCTGTTACTACTGCTATTCTATTATCTACAACTGTATCGGTAAAACCAGTATCAAACGAAGGTGTTCTCACAATACCAACTGCGCCATAAGTATTAGTATCACCAATTTTAGTATTATCATCGGCAGAAATATATGCATATAGTGAAAAGTGCTTACAACTAAATTCGTCGATTAAATTAAAGCCGTGGCCTCCAGCTGGTGATAAGCGAGGTCGTATTAGTGCTCTAATATCAGTTGTTGTAGTATCTTCAGGATCAAAACCATAAGCAGGATCTACAATACTTGCTGTGGCGTTTGTATAATTGCTTCCTTCACTTAATACAGTTATTTTAGTTATTCTATTATTAACAATTGTTGGTATTCCTATAGCTCCAGAACCATCACCTTCAATTTTAACTCTAGGTAATATTTTAAAATTAGCATTGCTTGCAACACCGGATATATCTGGACTAGCTGCTCCGGTTAATAATTCTGCGCCAACACGCAATTCAGCATTACCTGTAGTAATATTATAAGCGTAATAAGTAATTTGCCATAATCTTGAAACACCATTACTTGGATTTGTTGCATATAAGTATTGGCCAGTGTAATAATTTGTTATTGGACTAAACGTAGTTGAAGGTTCTACTATTATAGTACCACTTGAGAAAGGTGTTAAAGCGAATGCACCGCTTTCAACAACATATCCATAGTTATCAACTTGGTTAGTTACAATAATATCTGAAACTGTACTTGCAGTAGTTGCTATAGGATTATTAGGAACTGGTGTTGGTGTAATTGGAACATAACCAATAGCGTTATAAGCATCAAATTCTAATGAGCTAATAACATACATGTATTTCCAAACATATCCATCAGCTGTTGAATAAACCTGGTTTGTATTAGTAGCATCGTAATTAGGTGGTGTACTTGCTGTAGCACCGCTATTATTATTTAAACATTTATAAACACGATAGTCACCAGTATCATTATCGTTTGGACCAACCACTGCATAAAACTTCTTACCGGTTAAATCTGTTGTATCATCATATTCAATATATACTGAACCAACCTGCCAAGGATAATACTTAATCATAAAGTGAATATCGCTTTCGATTACTCTTTTAGCGAATAAAGTTTTCTCTAAGAACTCACGCTTTGACTTAACTGAGTCTGTTGGAGTAAATGAATCAATTCCAGAAACAAATAGCCAATAGTCATTAGTGACGAGATCGTCAATAAATAATCGGGTAACATCTGTTTTGAAGCTATTTGAAAGTATTTCTGCCATTTTTAAGTTCGACTCTAACTGTTTTTATTATTTATAATAGGTCTCAAGAAGAAAAGGAAACCTTTCTTCTAGGCCAGACAGATCCAGAGGTCGGTCTCCTTTTATGTGTTGTTTGTTCTGAACCACCAGCGATATATTTACCGCTGCCCATTCTGATTCCCCAAGGTATATGAACTCTTAATGCTGGAGTTCCGTATAGTTCTGTTAAATCTGCACCGCCATTTTGGTAATCATTATCTTTAACTCTATTTACATCTAGTGAAGAATATAATTTTGCTGATGGTATATCAGCCGCGGATGGTATATTGCTAAAGTCAATTAAATTCTCGCCAATTAAATTTTCTTTTGCATGTTTTGTCATTAATTCTTTTAGTTGAGCAATAGATGGATATACGCCTCTTTGTGTAAAGTACCAATCTAAAAATACTGTTGCACAACCTGCAGCAACTGGTGCAGCACAACTTGTTCCACTAAAGTATCCCCATTTACCGTCTGTGTAAGTAGTTGATGGATATGATGTCCATGTATATGCACCATACGCAGAAAAATCAATTGCTTTTCCACGGTTACTATAATCATCCATTAATCTGTTTGTTTCATCTTGTTGGCAAGCACCAATTGTAAACTGATCGTCTCCACCATCAATTTCACTTCGTAGTACGTATAGTGTTTGAGCACTTCCTGTTGAGGTGGTAGTAAATTGATTTCTGCCTTGAGAGTCTAAAGTATTTAAAACTCCAGATGCTGAACTATCAACAATTACTCTATTTGAAAATTCAGTATCGAGTGGATTAACCATTACGTGAGCATTATTGCCTGCGCTTTTAAAGTGATAAATTCCGTTATTGGCAGCATATTGACCCATAACAGTATCAAAGAATGATGCTCTTGTTTGGTCTGGAATAGAAACCATCCAATAATCAGTACTATCAGCAGGGTGATTAATCACTCTTGGTATAATATAGTTATCTGTAAACGGCGTTAAGTCTGTTCCCCAACTTGCTGTTGTAGCTGCTATAATATTTATTGTTCCAACCATGCCACCATGATATTGGCAAATGTAATAATATGTTCCTGCTGAAGTTGGTGTCCAGCTCATACTCCCAGAACCCTGTCCTGTAGCACCAAAAACCTGAGATCCGGTGCCTGTCGTAGCAACCGTTTTAAAATACATTGGGTGGCTGCCACTAGCATTGTTTGTTATATTAATAGTATCGCCAACGACCGCATTAATTGTTGGGTCATTACCAGAAACAGAACCATTTCTATCTGTTCCAGTTACTTGATAATTAGATGAATCTGATGCTGTGGCCGTAAAGCTTAATGCTTGTACAGAACCTGTTCCTGATGGTCTAGTAGTTGTTACAGAACCACCTTGAGTTATCATAGAACCAATATCATCTATTTTATAAAACTTTTCATGTTCTACTGCGCTATATCCCCAAGCACCCGTAACAACAGTTGCATTACGAACTCCTGTTGCTGGATTTACTGCTTTAGAAAGATGCCATTGAAGAACTGCATAATAAGCGTTTGATGTGCCGTCAACTAGATATATTACTCTTAACGTTGATTTTTTACCCCAGCCGCAATACTTACCACCTGCTGCACTTAATACACCAATTGCATGATCTGAAAACCAATTTGTATTCATGTTAGTTATTTGATTATTTCTTGCTGAAGTTACAGCACCGTTATATGCTGACCAATCTGTAGGAATAAATTTAGAATTATTAGAATCCCATTCTTCAAAATCAACATGATCTTCATGTCCTGCGTTTCCAGCGTCAGGCGCTCCAGCTTCAATAGCAACTATATCAACATAGTCGCCAGCAAAGTTAGTTTTAACTGTGTCATCAAACTGATAATCTCCAAAGTATCCTATAGGTGGGGTAGCATTTGCTGCGGGATTAAACTCACTTGTTAGATACATATTCATGCCAGTGTAGTTTTTACCAGTAGAACCACCAACTGGACCAAATTTAGTTCTATAAGTTACTGTAGAGCTTTCGTATCTTGGAGTTGAAGAAGGATACGCTGTTTCTATTGCTTGTCTTTCTGGTAAACATTCTTTTACTTTACCACTTGCTATAATTACGTTAGCTTCGTCTTCAGTCAACATCATACACAACAAACCGTCAAATAGATCTGGGTTAAAGTTTAACTCCATTTCACTTGCTTCATTTTCCAATAGATCCGTTTCAGGAACTCCAGGATTCATAACGATGTTGTAAAGTTTCTTAGACATATATTAAGACTCTATTTTTAACGCAGTAATTGTAACTTGTGTTGTCGTTGTTCCACCAGTATTATTTTGTACTGCTACAGGAACTTGTGTTTCGTTATCATCGAGCCAGCCCATAATAGCAGGTGTTACTTTAAACACCGTATTTGCTGAAGTAGCAATAAATTCTGCAATAACTCCAGAACCGTCTGAAGGATCAGTTCCTTGTGTTCTACTTGAGTCTGCTGTTCTTGAAGCAGTGTCAGAATATATTCGTATCCATGATTCTTTTTCAGCAGTTACTTTTTGTATTGCGAATGATTTACCTAATGTAGCAAACTCAACACTTGCACTAGCGCCATCGGATGTAGAAGCTGTTGTTTCAGTTTCAGTAACTCTTGATACTCCGCCTGCCGCAGCAGAAGGATCTTTAATTGTAATAGTTCCTTTCATACCTGAATGCGCAGTACAAATATATTCGTAATCGCCGCTTATAGATCCTGGTACTTTCCAATATAATGTACCACTTGTTTTACCTTGAGCGCTGGATCCAGTTGTTTTAGTTCCATCAGGAGCAATATGAATTAGGCCAGTGTTATATGCTGAGTCACTAGTTGTTTGAATTTGGAAAGGATGAGAAGCAGTAACACCTGTTAAATCAAATGCAATTGTTTCGCCTGCATTTACATATAATGTTGGGTTTTCAGTTGTTCCATGAATATCAGAACGATATGAAGATGAACCATTAGGTGTCATTACATGAACTGATGTAGCAGGAACCGCAATATCATGTACATCTAAATCAGCAAGAGCAATTTCAGTTAATGCAGCAAAG